CGTCGAAGCCGAGCACCTTCTGGCGGAGCTCCTCGGCGATCCACTGGTTGAAGCCGTCCGCCTTGTCGACGTGCGGCAGCCGGGAGAAGCCGCGCTGGCCGAGCAGGTCGTGCTCGATGATGGCGGTGCGCACGGTGCGGCCAAATACTTGCCAGCGCCGATCACCCTCGGCACGTATCTTGGCCCGCAGCCGGCTGGTGCCGGTAGGATCGCGCTTGGTCGGCGCGTCGCAGACGTGCGTCATGCAACCTTGGCCGCCGGTTGGCCGCCGCTGTGCTGCTCTTCCATGTTCGGCGAGCCGGGCTGTGCCGGCTGGGCCGGCTCGCCGCCGCCGCCGGGCACATAGCCGCCGAGGTCTTCGGGCTCCTCCGGCTCTGCGCCGTGCTCATCGATTGCGCCCTCGAGGCCGGGATAGGTGCCGTCCTCGATCAATTGATTGACCAGGGCCTCGCGCATCACGTCCTCGTTGATGATGCCAAGGTTGACGTAGATCTGTGTGGTCTGCGCCTTCTGGTAGGCGACCGCAGCCTTGGCGGTGTCGTCCATCACCCACAGCGGCTTCCACTCGCTGTGAATGTCGGGATCGTCCTGGCCGAGCGCGCTGCGCTTCATCACCTCATCGAGCAGCGTCAGCCTGGGCGTGATGTCGTTCTTCTGCTTGCTCGCGCAGTCGTCGTAGTAATTGCGCAGATCGTCTTCGCCGCCGCCGCCGGTCGAACCGCCACTCAAGCCGCGGCCTTGCGCCTGACCAAACAAGCGCGTCACCGGAATGCCGGACGCACCGGAAATCAGCGTGATGAACTCGTGGAGGATCATCGGCAGGCCGGCGAAATTCGTCTCGACCCGATTCCACTCTTCCTCCTTGTCGAGCAGCAGCGCCGAGATCACGCTCTTGGTCTGCGCCGACAACGTGAAGCGCTCGATCAGCTTGCCTTTGTAGCCGGGCTGATCCAGTCGCTCGCTCATCTCCGGGATCTTGACCACGTCGAGCTTGCCGTCGCTGACCATGGCGGAGATCGAGCGCATCACCGTGGTCATGTCTTGCATGGTGTCGATCACCGTCTGCAAAACGCTGTCGCCCCAACCCGCGCCAAGTGGTGCCAGCCGCCAATCGGGCAGCGCATTGCCGGGCAGCTCGATCACCCGGCTGGGATGGATCGGCCGCATGCCCAGGCCGGGCGTGGTCGGTAGCGTCGCCGTCGCTTGGTTTCCCTGCTTGCGCCGAAACGGAATGACGTTGGACCAGAAGCCGTAGAGCGCGCCGGGCGGTGTCGTCGGCGACGGCGGCGCGATGTAGGGCGTCGAGCCGGCGAACTGCGGCGATCCCGGCTGCCCTGGCTGACCCTGAAAGCCGTGCAGCGGCGTTGCCACCGTGTAGTAAGCCGGCCGGCTGTAGTACGGATCGGAGACGTCGTAGATCCGCGGGCCGGCGTTGAGCTCGTAGCGGTGCAGCACCACCACGTACTGTAAACAGCCGAGGCCGCATTTTTTCAGATCAATGGGCTCGCTAGCGTCGTTGCCGTCATCGACGCCGAGCACCAGCGCCGCGCCCCCGTACAAACGCGCCTTAACGATCCACTCGCGCACCTTGCGCTGCAGGGCAATGGTCTTCTCCACCTCCTCGAGCGCCTCGATCTGGTCTTGCTCGGCCTGCCACGCCCGCCACTCGCGGGTCATGTCGTCGGCGACGCTGTCCACGATCTTCCGGCCCAGCCAGTCGCCGCGATAGATGTTCTCCAGCGTGTTGCGGTCGAGCTCCTGGAAAATGTACTGGGTCGCCACCGACGCATCGATGCCGGGCTGACCGAGCCCGGTGACGAAGTTGGCAAGCGTGTCGAAAATATTTCCAAACCTGCTCACGACTTGGTCGCCTCTTTTTGTTGCTCGATCAGCCGCGGACTCTTCAGCACATCAAGATCCCAGTGGTTGTCGCCCTTGGAGGCAAAATGCCGGCGCGCAAACTCGTTGGCTGCGGCATCGCTCTCGAACGGGCCGTGAATGATGATCACAGCCATCGTCGCCTCACTGCACGAACTTTGAACTGAATAAGATCGCGCGCAGGCCGCAGGCATCGAGCTGCAAGCCCGATAGCTCCTGCAATTCGCCCTTGTCGTTTTGCTTGCCTTCCTTGGCCCGCCAAGGCACCACCTCGCTGCATAGCAACTCACGCAAGCAGCGATCACTATTCTCGAAACCGACGACGCACCCGATCAACGTGATGGCTTGAGAGAGGTCGATCCATTCCGGAGCTACCGGCTGCGGACCGCCACCAGCTTCATAGATCCTGTACATCTCGTTTCATTGCGCTCCTTCATTGAACGGCAGGCTCGCTGTTGCCGTGCGCTGCCGCGAATTGCTCCGCGTCGGTCTTCATGTCCTGCATGTCCTTGGCGCGGAATAACGCGCAGGCCTCTTCGCTGACCGACACCAGCGGCCGCGCCATCTGCACCTTGTTGCCTTCTGCCCGGATCACTTGCGGTGGACTGCCCCAGCAGATGCGCTTGGTCAGATCCGCGGGTAGAAACTTTCCGAAATGGCATGAGCCACACCTGTGCATAACGACCTCCCGTTTTGACGTGCTACAACGAGCAACCATGGTTCACGCTCGTCCCTGTTGTTTGCTGACTGCGACTGCGCGCGCGGACCTGCGCCCTTGCAGGTGGTATTGCTGCGCGGTGAACGGCGTCTGCTGCAGTTGCTGCGGCAAGCGAACTTCAGACTTGGTTCTTGAGCATCTTGGCGGCCAGCGGGAAGATAAAGCCCTCACCGCGGCGCAGATCATCCACCAGCTTTTCCAGTAGCGCGGCGCGCCGGTCGACGCCCTCAAGCCGAGTGTTGAACACCGCCAGCTCAGTAACGACGCGGCGCAGCTCGACCATCTCGTTTTTCAGCTCACGCAGGGAATCGCCCTGGGTTCTGATCAGCTCGGTCTGCGATTGCTGCGCGCTTTCAAACGAGCCGGTCATGCGCCCCAGTCGTGCAGACACCAGCAGCATCGTGATGATGACACCGACAATCGAGACGCCGGCACCGGCCATCCCGATGAATTCAGCGGCGGTAGGCATGGCCTCATGCGTCCCCGATAGCAGACGGCTAGGCAAGGAATCCTTGAAGAATCTTGTAGACAATTGAGGCCCAAGGTTCGGCTAAGGGAAAGCCGGCTTTGGCGCTGATCGCCTTCATGGCGGCGAACGTCCCACCGCCGAACTTGCCGTCGACCTGGAGCGGTGCTCCGAAGGAGACCACTCCTGCCGCCTGGAGCGCGTTGAGAGCCTCCTGGATGAGCGTAACGATGCTCTGGTGGTTGGATGGGTTGACGCGCGAAAGCGCCATCAGCGCTGGCTGCAGGGCCGGGTAGAGGCCGGCCAGGATGGGACCGGCGGTCTGGATCGCCGGCATCAGGGCGGTGAGCAGGGCGAGAGGGTTCACTTAGACACCACCTTGTCGGAGGGAATGGACGTGGCGAGCGCCTTGGTAGACATGATGACCGACATCACCCTGGGATCGTGAGCTGCCGACATCGCGCGCGAACTGGTCGAGGTGGCCGCATAATTGAGCGCGGTCAGCACAATGTTGCCGATGAAGCTAATGAGACCTACCCAGGCTAGGACAAAAGGTATCCAGCTCTCGGGAATGGCATTGTGCAGCAACGCCGCGCCGCCTGCGCTGACACCAGTAGCAACGCTGAAACCAACGCCCAGCCAGAAGCGGATCTTCGGATCGATATACGGCATCGGCGGCGGATCGTAGGCGACATCCGGTGGGTCTTGTCTCTGCTGTGTCGGCATCAGCGTGCACTCCGAATTAATTCAGCAGGACGCCGTTCAGATAGATCTGAACATCGCCGGCCGTGGTGATGTGAATGACGGGCTTGGGTAGTTTCCCGGCGGCCTTGAGCAGCGCGATGATCTGATCGAGTTCGACCGAGGACGGTGCAGGCGCAGGCGCGGGCGCAGGCGCTGGTGTCGGCAGCGGCGGCGGCGGAGGAGGCGGCGCAGGCACTGGCTGCGGGACGGGCGCTGGCTGCGGCGCTGGCGCGGGTGCCGGCATACTCAGCTTGTCGGTTTCAAACTTCTGCCGCCATGCCGCCGCGCCAGCGTGTGAGTTGGGGCCGCCACCCCAGTCATTGAACACGTTGCCGCCAATGTGGATTTGCGGCTGATGCTGACCGTTCGGATCGGTCGGCAAGCCTTGATCAGTGAAGCCCGCAATGGTGTCGCTGCCGGCCATCACCGCATTGATGGCCGCGTCCATCTGGTCGACCAGCGCTTGGCTGCCGCGAATGCGCGCGATGAACTGCGGATATTCGCCGCGATCATAGGGGCCGTAGAAGCCGGACTTGATCATATCGAGCAGCGACATCTGCTTGCCGTTGGCGCGCATGTACATCACGCGGTTCATCAACGACTCGAGGCTTTGCTGCGGGCTGCCCTCGCTCAGCATCATCGCCGCAATCATGATCCAGACGTTCTTGTCGTTGAGCTCGGCGCGGAACGCGCTCTCGCGTTGGGCCGCGATCCAGGGATAGTTCGCCATGCGCTCTACTCTTTGTTGGAGGGTGCGAGGCCGGATCCGAAAGGGCTGGCGTCGGTCCGGCCTCGCGGACCGAAGCCAAGTACGTCGTGCGACGGACAGTAGTCGGCTGCGGCCAAACTCAGCGTTGATCCGGCGGCGGCACGATGGTCGGCGGCACCGACGGATGCCCCGGCACCTCGACTGCTGGTGCCGGCGGCGGTTGTTGCGGTTTCGGCGATGGCGGCGGTTTCGGTTTTGTGGCCATGACGCTCTCCTTACCGAAAATGGACGGGCGACGCCCCGGAGCACCCACTCACGAAAAGCGTCGCCCTAACACGCAGCCACCTACCGGGAGGGCTCAGCCGCCGCGTGTGTTTGTTATTCGTTGATGGACCTCTTCCGCGCGGCATCGCGCAGCAGCGCTCGCTGTGCAGCAGACTCGCTATCGAACCAGTAGACGCCGTCGCTAAGCTTGGCGGCCCATTTCTCTGGACCTCTGATCAGTGTCGAGTATTGGCGGATGCCGCCCGGTGGCATGTCTTCGATCAGCTCGTGCCGCTCATGCCAGGGAAAGAAGGTCTCCGGTTCGAAGGGCTCGTAAACGTAATCGGGAGCCTCGTGCGGATTCAGCGCGCAGACAGCACAGCCGATAATAACGACGGGGCGCTCGCGCTCGCCGTTCATTTCCCTGACGCCTCGAGCATCTCCCGGCCGCGATCAAACAATTCCTTCGGCAGCGACCCTTCCTTGATCGCTAGCCGGCGCGCATCGCGGCCCATTTTGGTGATCAGATCGCGACAGTCGAAGCGCTGGCAGGCGTGCGGCGCGCGGCCATGAATGGTGCAACCTTCTTCGCCCAGGTAGACGCAATCGCCGTTCGGCTTGCGCATCAGCGCGCGGCCAAGTCTTTTGTTGTCGCGCGTCACCACCCAGCCCCACTGGTATTGCTCGAACTCCTCGAGCGCCAGCGGCACGATCAGCGTCCGACAGCACAGCGTACACTTGCCGCAGGGGACGTCCGCGCGCTCAGCGTTGCTGTCAACGAAGTGCGTCGGCTGCGCTTGGGTCACGTTGGTAATATCCAGAAACAGGTGATGTCGTTGTCGCTCGCATCATTGCTGTCGCCGACTGCGGTCGTGCCATCGCGTGAGACCGCGTTCGCCTCAGAATAAGGATCGAGATCTGAAAGCACGCCAAGCGGCGTGACCACGCCGTTGCGCCACATCATCGCGCGGGTAACGCCGCTGATCACGCCGAAACCGACCGCCACTGTCCCATCATCGGAAATGCCAGTGCAGCCTGAGTTGCTCGTGTCCGGCGGCTCCTCAAATCGAAACATGGTGCCGTCCTGCCAGTACACTGCGCGGCCAGCACCGTCACCTGTGACGGATCCGACAATGATCGATCCGTCAGAGCTAACGCCGTATGCAGCGGAGAAATCGCCACCCGGTAATTGTACCGGATCGACGTCGCCGTCCCACAGCGCAGCATGACTGTTGCGAGAATCGTCAAAGACAAAACCGACGATCTTGATGCCGTCAGCAGAACAAGCGCGCGCGTCACCCCCGTTCGTTGGATGCGCCAACACAGTCAGCACGCCATCGCTCCATCGCGCCGGCAGAAGACCGTCGTCGGTGTTAAGGTGCCCGACAATAGTCAAACCATCAGCGCTGCATGCCTCTGCAGCAGCACCCTGTGTGGCCTGCTCGTTGATGTCGAGCACAAAAGGCGCACCGTTATTTGTCCACAACACCGCGCGCGAAAATCCGTCAGAGGCTGCAGTGTAGCCGACCACGATGCTGCCATCAGTAGAAGCGCTCGTCGCAAAACCATCCGGATTGCTTGGACCACCGGAGATCGGTTGCAGCACAGTCAGCGTCTGGCCGCCATTGGTCCAATAGCAGGCATATTCGTTATCCGCGTCGTAGACCAAGCCGGTAAGCACTGTACCGTCGCCGCTGAGGCCGTTCGGGAAGCTTCCGAGGTAGCTGCCCAGTGTTGCTGCTCTCGGCGTTGTGCTCGGACCGCCGCCGGCGAGTGCCGCACGGATCTGAAGGAGCAACAGCGCAGGATCGAGACGCACCGCCGTCGCGAACTGATAACCAGTTGCCGCCGCGATCTCCCGCAGCATCAGCTCCGGATCAAGCCGCGACATCGGCGTGAAGATCGACTGACCGAGCGACTCCTCGACGCCGCGCAAGACCAGCTCTTGGTCGAGCGCGCAGTCAGGGTTGGTGAGATCAACGGTCATCTGTTCGTTCTATCCAGATCCTGGCTCTGCCGTAGGTCGAGCGCGACTTGTGCGCTCGCTTCATGGTGTAGCGATGCGTCAGCCGGCTTTCGATTTCCCAGCCGCGCGGTGCGAGGATCTTGTTGATCATGCCGATGATCGTTGAGACGGTATGTCTGGCGTTGTCGGGACCGCCCTCAGCATCATCACCATAGACCAGATCGATCAATTTCTGACAGGAGACGCCGTCAGGGTGCTCGACAATGAAGTCGACAATGCGCTGGCGCACGCGGCCGCCAACTTCGAACGAAGGATTGCGTGAGGTCATCGCGGTGTGGGCAGCGTGATCACTAAGAGGAAGGCAACGATGGTGACGAGCAAAAAAAGATACAGCAGGAGCTCTGACCACGCAGGCATTTCAACGGCGCTTCCTTCGCGCTGTATGGAGAAGCATTAGGCATGCAAGCAGACTGGCACCGACCGAGATCAGAATGATGATCTTGCCAACGATACCGACGTCCATGTCAGTGCCCCGAGAGCATGGCGATCACCGCCAGCGCGCTGCTGCCGACGAACACGGCGACGAAGAGGAAGATCGTGGCCATCACGGCCTGCACCACCCAGTTCATTCTTTCCCCCCTCAGTACATCTCCGGCGGCAGGAAGCAGCGGATCTCGTACGTGGTCGTCGCCTTGCCGTATGCATCAATGCTAGTGCTCGGCGCATACCACACGACAGCCGCGCGGTATTTGTTTGGCACCGTGACCACAGCGTCCTCGGGCACGCGCACCCATTGCCCCTCGATGCGCACCTCGTAGTGGCCGTCCCTGGTCTGCACCACGGCCTCGGGTGGATGACCATCGAAGCCGTTGCAACAGGTGGCCTTGGCGCTCTGCAGGCTGTGCAGCCAGTCAGCCATGCCGCCGTCAGTGTCGTACTTGTCGAAGCCGTTCTGCACCATCTGCTGCGGCGTGTGCGCCTGGGCGAACTGCAGACAGCCGAAGGCCGCCAGAAGCCAGAGGCTCCCAGCGGCCAGGGCGGCCCGCACCAAGACAAGCACGGCTGTAACGCCGCGGCGATCCCTTCAGCTATGCGATTAAGGCGTTGGAGCCGGCGACGGTGCCGGCGACTGGTTCGGATCGGCCGGCGTGTTGGCCAAGAAGGCCTGCGACAAGTCGCTGTCCTTGTTGGCGAGCGTGGTAGTGAGCTGATCGATTGCCGCCTGCGTCTGCGGATCAGTTGACGGTGGGATCGCCTTCAGCATGGTGATCGCAGTGTCGATCAGGTCGCTGTTGTTCTGGATCTGCGCCGCGAGTTTACTGGTATCAATAGCCAAGTCATCCTCCTCTTGTTGCAACAACGAAATGATCTGCTCGTTCTGCTGCTCGATCTGCCACACGGTTTGTGCGAGCGACTGCAGCAGCAGCATGATGCGCACGTCTAAGCTCATCGCGCCCTCTCTTAAATGAAATCGCCGTACTGGAAGCCGTAATTCTTGGGGACAAGATAGACGCGACCAAACAAGTCCATGTCGCCCGCGATTGCCCAGTTCGGGCAGGTGTTGCCGCTGGGGTATTGCGCGCCGAGCGGCACGAATGTCCCGTTGCCAGTAGCCGGATCGAAGTCATCGATGCGATAGATGCCGTACGCCTTCTTGTCGAACGCGCCGAACGGCGAGTAGTAGCCGACCACGTAGATCGACGGATAATGCCCTGGCACTTTCGGCGCACCGAAGCCGACACAGAACGGGCCGCGAAACATCGCGCTCGACACTGTCATCCAGGTCACGCCGCCATCGTTGGAGAAGCGCGCGGTCGTATTGGTCAGGCTCGACACAAACAGGTGGCCAGCATGGCCGGGCACCGCGGCGATCTCGTGCACCGGGTAGTAGCCCCAGTTGATCGGCGCTGCATTGCGCCGCTGCCACGTCTTGCCGGCGTCGGTCGAACGATAGCAGCCGCTGTTCTTCTGGTTCGCGGTGCCGAGCATCAGGTAGTAGGTGTCGGCCAGCACGCGGTCGGCGCAGAACGGGCGATGCGTGGCCCAGTTCGAGCCGAGGAAGCCCATCGCGCCCCAGGCCGAGGCACCGACGACGTCGTTTGCTAAGCCGTCGCAGGCAGCGCCAGCGACCAACGTGACTATCCCGGTGGCCGGGTCATAACCAAAGACTCTGCCGACCGTGCCGAGGATGGTGCCGGCCTGATAGTTGGCGACCGTGCCGTACTTGCTGATCACCATGCCGGGGATCACGCCGCTGCCCACCGGCACTTGCAGCGTCAGATCGCCGAGTGCCCAGGCCTTCGTCGCGCCGACGGTCAAGTTGTCCGGGATCCAGCCGCTGCCCGGCTGCGTAACGGTGCCGAGGCCATCGTTCTTGGTGGCATCAGAGATCGACACGAACCCCCAGGTCGCGCCCTCATCGACCGTGTATTGCGGCTGCAACCCCATCCAGCCGGCGTAGATGAACTTGCCGGCACCGCAGCAGGCGACCGAGCCGAAAGCGTAGCGATTCACGCCCTGCTTGGGCGGCAGCTTCACAAACTTCCAGGTTTCGCCGAAATCGGAGCTGACCATCGGATAGGCGCTGCCGAAGTGGCTGTACCAATTGTCCGACCACGCGAACACGTAGCCCGGCGACTGCGCCGCATAATCCATGTCCCAGGTCGCCGTCGGCGCGGTCGTGGCGCAGAGCGCCGGCACGACGCTGTGCTGCGGCTGTTGCCCTGGCGTGATGTTGAACAGCCCGGCATCCCAGCTCGCGCACAGCACCTTGTGGTTCGGGTTGCCGGGGATCGCCAGCACCCAGTTGCTGACCAGCTCCTCGATGTCCTTGCCCTTGGCGTGCCACGTCGGCACCGTCGTGGTCGCGCTGTCGGTGTTGGGCGCGACAATTGTCGTCGGCACGTCGACGTACCAAGGACTCGAGCTGCCCGAGGTCCAGGCGCGGTTCTGCACATGCTTGTCGAAGAAGACATTCGCGACGCTGAGCGCGTACGGGAAAATATCCTTGAACCAGGGGATATCGCTGACATCGAGCGACGACGCGTCACTGCCGCGCTTGCTCCATCCCGACCATGTCGTGCCGGCGTCCAGGCTGATGTTGATGCGGCCGTTGCCGGTGATCGCAATCATGCGGTCAGGCACGAACGGATCGAAGTCGAATGACACCGCGGTGGTGTGCGCAAAGGCGATGTCGACGTTCTTGGTGAGCTGCGTCCAGCCGCCAGCTTGCGTCCAGCGCCACAGCCCATCATCGAGATAGTTGTTGCCGAGCTGGATGCAGTACAGCGCGCCCTTATAGACTTTGGCCTCGCGCACGAACCGCGGGCCGGGCAGCTTCGTGGTTGGCTGTCCTTCTGCATACCAGCCGCCGATGCAGCTCCAGCTCTCGCCGGCATCCATGCTGCGCCACACGCCGCGCCAGAACGGCGAAGCATAAAGCACGGCGGTGCGACCGTTGCTGAGGAGAATTGGGCTGTCCCGGTCGTAGCAGATGCCGACCACGCCGTAGGTGCCGCGCATGATGGCAATGCTGTCATTCGCGGCGACCGGCTTGTCGAGCGGTGCAGACAATGACACGGCCGTTTGCCCGCTGGCGGCGTTGTAGGTTGCCGTCACCACCTCGGCCGCGCCGTACCAGTGCGCGGTCGTCGCATTCCAGAACTGATCGCCGGCCACGAGGCTGACGTTGCCCACCAGCATGATCGTCTTGTCACCCACCGCAGCAGCGGCTGCGGCAATGCAGGTCAGATCAACGCCACCAGACGGCGCGCCGCGCGGTAGCGGCTTGAACGCAAACGTCTGGCCGCCGTCGTAGGTGGCCGCAAGCTTGCCGCCGTTGGCAGTGTTCGATGTCTGCCGGAACGCGAGATGCACCACGTTCGGGTTGTTCGGATCGATGGCGAGCTTCTGCGCGTGGATCTTGTCGACGCCGTCGTTCGACGCCGCGTTGAGCACGCCCACGCCCGAGGCCTTGCTGGTCAGCGAGGTGCCAGGGAACGGGCAATAGCTCCAAGTCGTGCCGCGGTCGATGCTCTTCCACAGCCGGCCGAGCGTCGTGCAGTAGAGCGTCGTCGGCTGCGATGGCGCAAACCGGATCTCGTGGCCGCCGTTGCTGTCGGCCGGGTTGCCGGCCCAAAGATCCCAGTAAGCCGATGGCCAGGAGCTGGCGACGAACAGGTTCTTCCAGCGGTTCTGCAGCGCGCTGGTGTCGAGCAGGTAGCAGTTCGCCACGTCGCAGCGGACCACCATGAAGCCGTCGGCTGCCATGTCAGCGCCAATGCAGTAGCCGCTGGCACCGATGGTAAGCGGTTTCCAGGCAGCGGTCAGAGCTCCACCCACCACGGGATCGGCCAGCGTGATGCTGGTCTTCGCGCCGTCAGCCGCGGTAATGGTCAACGTTACTGCCACGTTGTTCCCGCCCCGTTCGGAGTCCGTTCGTGCTCCGGCTCCCCAATATCCACAAATTAGATTCCGCTAGGGGACAAGTGTTGAAAACTGTCCCCTAGGCCTTAGCCGTCGCGCTCAGCCCATTGCCGGCGATGGTCCACTGCCGGCCGCTCGTATCGGTGATGCTGGTGATCTGCACGCTCTGCGGCGTGGTCGTGGTGGTGTTCACCGTCGTCGCCGGCACCTGGATGGTGGTGGTCGCGCCGTCGGCCGCCTTGAGCGTGATGGTCAACGCTCCGGTCTGCTGCGCGCTCGTTACGCTCTGCACGTCGCCGCCGGTGATCGTCACCGTCATCGTGTCGCCAGCGTTGTAGCTCGGCTTGTCGTAGGCGGCCGTGACGTTCCAGGTGTCGGTCGGCATCGGTTTCCCCTTATGCGCCCCTGCCGGGACATTCGAGCACCCAGGTCAGCGCATCGATTTGCGCCTGCAGCAGCGAGGCGACAAGGCCTGGAGATGGCAACTGCCCACTCTTGCACTGCTCGATCTGCCTACGCAGCGCCTCGATCTCCTGGCGGATGCGCTCCTCGTTCGCCATCAGTATCTCGTGGCCTCAGCAATCGCCTCGGGTGAGATGGAGGCGTTGCCCTCGATCACCCAGGTCAATGCCATGATCTGAATCATCCGCTCGAAACGACCTTCGGGAGGATCCTCCTTAAGCCGCTTCTGAAGGGCGGCAATCTCATCGTGGATGCGCTGCTCGCTTACCATCACGCCTGCCCTTCACTCGGTATCATCGCAAGCAGCGGCAGCGGGGGATCATCAGGCGACAGTTCGCGCGCTTCCAAGCGCCCATCCATCTCGCCGACCATGTTGCGCACGGCCTGAACGACAGCCTCGGAATTATCGGCAATCCAGACGCCCGCCATCTGATGGCACTCACCCTGACCGTCTACGTACGTGAGGACGTATCGTGGCATCGCTACTATCGACCTCGCGGCGAGCGTCTCACGATGACTTTCGGCCTCGGCATTTTGGCCAGCGCAGCGCGCGCTCGCGGATCCTTCACCGCCTTCAGCGTCTGCGTCCCCAGCGGCAGCTCACGCGGCTTGCCTGATTTGCTTGACGCCTTCGTGACACACGGCTCCCGCGACCAGTGCACCTCACCGCATTTCATGCACGGGATGTTCGGAGGCTTCATGGTTGCTCCAGTGAACTGAGCCGATCACGGCCGGCGGCCATCGTGTCCTTGTCGAGGATGCCCTTCCTGATCAGCTCACGACGCTCGTTGCGGCTAAACTTCAGAAACAAGCGTCGGCAATCGAACTCCTGGCAAATCACCGGCGCGCGCTCATGGATAGTGCAGCCGCGCTCGCCGAGATAAATGCAGTCGCCGTTGGGCTTGTGCTTCAGCCTCCGCACCGGCTCGCCGGTCAGCGGATGCGTGTACGGTTCCGTCTCGTAGCTTTCGATGTCGTCGCCGCACTCAGGATGCAGAACCAGTGCCTCGTTACGACAGCACAGCGTGCAGCCGTTACAAGGCACCACCTCGCGCATTACTCAGCTTTGCGTGTCGGGCGGCGTCGGATCGGTCGGCGGTGTCGGTGCCGGCGCGGCCGGCGTGTCTGCCGTCTTCTCACCGCGGGAGTGCAGCTCGGCGATGGCGGCCTTGCGCCGCGCGGCGTCCTTGTGCGGATGCTGCTCGTGGCGGAGGTCATGCACCAGTTTGTGCAGGTCGTCGGTGCTCATGCTCTTCAGGTCGCTATTGTCGTCGGCCATTATGTCCTCCGATATTGGAATGTGCCGATGTAACACCGTCCAGCTTGGCCACACTAGGCCAAAGGCCGCCAGACGACGTCGTTGTCGAACTTATGCACAACTCGGTAGCCAAATTTCTGCAGATAATCCGCGCATTGCGCATCCGTCCGGCCGTAGCGTCTCGAGAGCTGCTTGGCTTCCACAACGATGGTTGGGCGACAATTGATGATCGTTTGCTGTGCGCCCCGCAACGCAAACTCCTCGAACCCTTCCACGTCCAAATAGATCAGGCCGCATTGCGTTAGCTTCAGATCATCGATCTGGCTTTGCGCAATCGTCCTCCCATCACCGTGCCAATCCACGTAAGACGCGCCGCAGTTGCCGGCCTCAGTGATCATGGCAATCGACCGCGTCGCTTGGCCCCAAGCGCAATGGTGGATTGCGATATTGGCGACGGCCCTGGTGTTTGCTTCCAGCGCCTCGTAATTGGCCGGGTCTGGCTCCGCGGTCACCACACGCTGAAAGCTTTTCGCCAGCTCGAGCGGGAACAAACCGCAGTTGCCGCCGGCTTGCACGCACACTGAAAAGTCGGTGACATGCGGGAGGACGTCAGTAGCGATGTCTTTGACCTGCTCGAACAGCACGGCGGCGCAATCGACGTCGTCATCAACCCACTTCAGGCCGCGCTCAAGTCTCATCGACGCCGTCCCCATGCCTGCCAGATCCGCCATTCACCGCGACCGAGCAAACGGTCAGCCTCCTCGCGTAGCCACGAGCCGGGCTTCGGCTCAGCAAACTTATCGGTCCGCTCGCTGATCTTCGCGTTCCACAAGTGCAGGAACGTCGCGCCACTTAGCCTTTTGCGCACGTCATCGATCCGCTTCGGACGGAAGACGTCGCCGATGTCGGCGAAGTTGAACGGATAGTAGTCACTGGCCTCCGCAGCAAGGTGCAGCATCCCGTGCTTAGTCAGCACCTCGGTCAGCAGATTTGGTCCGGTGGTGCCCCACACTACGTCGCCGATCCTTCTCAGGCGCTCTGTTGCATTGAGACAGTCGTGCATCACCGGATGGCGTCGCGCGAAATGCATAATCGCATTGTTGACGAGCTCCGCGTCCTGATACCCGACGCAGGGCATCTGCTCACGGATAAACCCGACCAGCATCACGTCGGTGTCGATCCACCAACCACCGCGCTCGTACAACAGCTTGTAGCGGAAGTGATCGGCAAACACGCCGGGATGCCCAGCGAAGCAATCCACATTCTCGCGATACTCGCTCTGCGGCAGCAGCTCAGCCGCATTGCAAACAGTGACGCCCGGTAGCCTGGGCATGTCCGGATCGTAAGTGTGCAGATCGATCTCGTGACCAGCACCCGTAAAGGAGCGCAAACACAAAACCTCATAGGGGGAGATGCGACGGCCGCTCCAGAACGTCTGAAACTTCATTCGCGCAATTTCTGCCGCAGCCGCTCAGCCGTCTCGGCGGTGATGTACCACCCGTCACCCCATTGCGTTTCGATAGTCAAGCCGAACAGACGTAGCTTCTTGCGCAGCGTCACGATGTACTGGTCGATGATGTCGGGCTCGGGCTTGTCCACTTCCGGCCGCGCACCGTAGATCGCCTGATGGATAAAATCCCGCGACAGCACCTTGCTGGGCGAGGTGATCAGCATCGCCAGCAAGCAGGCCTCGCTCCTGGTCAGCCGCAATCGCTTGCGGTTCATGTCGACTACCGGCAGGCGAACGCCCAGGAGATACTCCAGCTCCTCGATGCGGTCGCGCAGTTCCTGCTCGGTCTTGAGCTCTTTCACCACAGGAGGCTGAAATCGATCCTTGGCAGCGAACTCGGCTACCAACTGGCGCTGGAGCGCCTGCAGCAGCTCCATGATGTCCTGCCTGCGCGTGCCGGTCATGGTGGCGCAGGCAGCAGCATGTCGCTACAGCCTGCCGAGTAACAGCAGGACAACGATGATTACCACGATGACACCGAGGACACCGCTCGGACCATAGCCCCAGCCGGCGGAATAGCCCCAGTGCGGCAGGCCGCCGACCAGGGCGAGCACGAGCAGCACAACCAGGATGGTCCAAAGCATTGCCGTTGCCTTTCGTGAAAAGGGGGACGCGGAGGCCGCTGACAGTCGGCCTCGCCAGTTCCCCAGATGTCGATCCATCCAGCCGCGCCGTCGGGGGGACTGGGGCGCTTTCGGCCTATCCACCCGGCTATTCACGGGCTCCAACCGGGCGCTGAGGGATGCCCTGCCCGTGCGTTACGCCCGACCCCCAGCGGCGGGCGTATCTTCAGACACCTAGTACATCAGCTCCCGAAACTTCTCGCGGATGAAGATCACGTTGTCGACGCAGCGGAAGACGAAGAAGTAGCCGACGCTTTCCAGGAGCCGCCTGATCGCGACGCTGTAGCCTTCGAGCTGCGGCATCACTTCAGCAATGATCACGTTCGGTGCGGTGCGCGCATAGTCGATGGTCTCAAGCACCGCCAGCTCCGATCCCTCGATGTCGATGGACAGCAGATCAGGGAATCGCCCGCCGCAATGCGCATCGACAATGTCCATGATCATCTCCACCTGCACCATCATCTGGTGCCGCTCGGTGAAGATCGGGTGCATGCCGCTGACGAGCGAATTGAGCCCGCGATTACGCTCGATCACATAGAACGGCTGCCGCCCGCGCTGGGGCCCGACGGCGCAGGCAAGATTGAGATCATCCGGCCGCGCGCGTTTGAAGTCATCCACCACCCCAGGTGTGGCATCGACGTTGACGCCGCGGCAGCCGCGCTCATAGAGCAGCGCTGTGTTGCTCAGCCGGACCGGATCGTAGGCTCCGACATCCAGATAGCTCGGCTGCTTCATCCCGAGCTGCCAGAAGATCGCCTGCAGCACCAGATCCTCGCCATGCTGGGCATAGGTATGTGGGCCAAAAAACAACTCGGGATTCAAGTAGTGCATCAGCTCACCCACGAGAGCGACGCATCATAGCGATACTTGCTCACGAGCTTGTTGAACGCGCCGCTGCTCGCATCGATCTGATCGAGATACTTGCCGGCCGGCCACGTCTCCGCCTCGTCCAGGTAGGCGCGATTCCAGTCGCCAGCCACGATGCGCACATTGCCGGCTTGCCACTGCGCGGCAAACGGATCGGCGCGAACCTCTTTGCTGCCACTGACGCGGTCGGCCTCGACAGTGTAGCCGGCGAGCATGCGCACGGTGTTCTCCGCGCTCTCCTTGCCGCCGGATCCCGGCTCCTGCTCCACGTAGATCTTGGTGATCGGGTAGAGCTCGCGGTCGGCCGCCGCGGTCTGCTTGATGACGCGCTCGCGGTCGAGCGCTGACCACTGGCCGCGGCGTACGTCGGCAACAACGAACGTGTCGTCGCGCATGCGCAGCAGCAGCACGCCGGCCGTGTAGGCTCCGCCGCCCGAGGTGCCGGCCTTGTCCCAGTAGCGCGCCGCCTTGCTGACATCGCGCATTGTCGGCCGCGCCGGCAGCACGCTGATCTTGTCCAGCGGAAACATGCTGCCGCCGGCAGCGATAGGCGTCTGCTGATACTCGGACAGCCACGACGCCTGCGTCATGAGCTGCTTGCGCTCGAGCAGGAAGTCGAGCGGCTTGTGCTCGGGAAACAGCGCCTCGCCGGCTTGGCGATAACCGGCGGCGACACTCCAGTCGTCGTCGTCAGCAACGGCGCTGTAGCGCAGCACCTTGGTGTCCGGGAACGCTTCCAGCCAGCGGCCGCTCGGATCGTCCAGCGACCAGCGCGTGGCGATCAGGATCATGCCGGCGTCTTTACTGAACCGCGGGAAGAAGTCGTCTGTCAGCCAATTCCAGGTCTTGTCGCGCTGCTGCTTGCTCGAGGCAGCCTCGCGGCCTTTCATCGGGTCATCGATGATGCCGACGTCGAGCCCCTGGCCGTTGATCTGGCCGGCGACCGTGGTGTTGCGAAAACTGCCCTTGTGGCCGCGAAACTCAATGATGTTCGTCGTGCGCCGCCAGCGATCCTGGGCCGAGGCCTCGACAGTCGGCAGCCGCGTCTTGAAGAACATCGCCCGATAAGCCGGGCTCATCATCTTGCGCTGGACCGCAAGGTTGGTGGTCTGACCCAGCTCGTCGCTGAACGAGGTGAAGATCTGCTTCAGGTCAGGATTGCGCCCCGCGAGCCAGCAAATGAAATCGCGGACCTGTTCAGACTTGCCGTGCTGCGGTGGTGCCTCGAGCACGATCTTCGGTCGCAGCCCCGCTTTGAGATCCAGGTAAAACTGCTGCAGGTGATAGGCGACGTCGCGCTGCCACCACGCCCGCAGCATCGTGGGGTTGATCGTCTTGCGAAACATCCAGAAGTCTACGCGGCCTTGCGACAGAATATACTTCTCGGCCTGCCATGCATCTCTCCGCGTATGCAGCAAGTCCAGCAATTCGCCACGCGGCACAGTCGTCTGATCCATCAGCCTAGGAACCTCCACCCAGGCATGCCCCACATATCCCAGTAGAGACGGGGCTGAGCGGTTTCAGCCCACATCCAGAGCGGCGTGGCAATCCAGCTCGGATCAGGTCTAACCCAGGCCCAGCCCATCAGCTCTGCCCCGGACTTGGCAGCGGCGTGAGTAGAGGCGGATCATCGCGCTCGAGCAAGAGATCAAGCGAGACTGCGAAATCGCCCATGTCGCGGCGGAGCTCCTCGGGCGTCTCGTAGCGCACGTTGAGATCGACCGCGGTGTTCTGCGTTATATCGACCTGGGCTGGCATCATTTTGCCGATGATGTCGGTCATGAACTGCAGCGGAAATCTTTGCGCCAGCATGGTCATGTAGCCCTCGGCCCCACCCAGCCCCGTGCCGTCGTAGCCGAAGCGCGCCATCGCCGCCCGCGCGAGGTTCGCCATGTGCAGGTAGGCCTCGGCCTGGAGCACCCTGGCGCTCTTGGTGGCCTTGCTCTTGCTCGGTGGCGCGTGCCCCTCGTCGGCCTCGAACTGCGGGTTGCCCTGGCGTCGCCAACCGTTCGGTGGTGCGCGGTAGTGCACGCGGTTCTGATCGAGCAATTGCTCTTCGCGTTTTGCTGGATCGGGCGGCTCTGTCTGCCGTATGCGTTCTGGTCGAGATTTGCGCTTTTTGGCCATGCTTCCGAACCCGCCCTCGGACGATTTCCGAGGCGTCAGCCGATCATTCCGAACCGCCTTATGGAGACAGCTCAACCGTTTACGGGAGACTGCCTGCTTGGTTCGTGCCTG